GCAGGCGCGCCCTCTGTCCAGCCATTCCGCTCGGCCTCGCGCTGCGAGATCTGGCGCACGCCGCACTGGCAGCCCCAGCCGTTCGGCGGGTAGTGGGTGTCCCACCAGGGATCGTCCACCGGCAGGACGATGCCGACCCAGCCCTCATGTTCCGGCCGGCGCTCGGCCGCGCCAGAAAGCGTGTAGATCAGGAAGGGCAGGAAGCGCTTGGTGCGCTGGGTCCGCTCCCATTCACCGGCAGCGTGGGCCGTCCGGACATTCGCCCAGTAGATCGTACGCAGCCGGCGCGGGCTGCCGAGCTGGACGACTTTCGGCAGATCGTCCTTCGGGTCCGTCTGGATGCGGCGGCCCCACCATCCCTTCTCCTGCAGGATTGGCGTCAGCCGCTCACGGAACGCGTCGAACGGCACGCGGTTGACGATGGCGTCGTCGACGGCCGCGCGGATGTCCTCCAGCACGTCATGCTCCATCGACTTCGCGACGGTCCAGCTATAGGCGTGCTCCTGCGGGGCGATATCGCGCCAGTCGAATGTGGGGATGGAACGCTTCGACCGGAAATACCTGACGACCTCGGCCGGCGCGGTCTTGAACAGCTCGTCCGCCACGCCTAGCCGCCCGCGTCGCCGAGGCCGCGTCCCTTCATCATCAGCTTGGCAAGACGATCGGCAAGCGGGCCGGCATCCATCTTGGCCGCGAGGTCCTCAAGGCCGGCCTTCAGCTCCTCATAGCTGCGGGCGCGTTCAAACAGCTTTTTAAGCGGCTCGAAAAGCGGGTCGAGATCCTGCTCCCAGTTCTGCAGCGCCTCAGTGACCAGGCCGTCCAGCTCGCCGACCTCCTCGGCCGCCAGGGCGTGATGGCCGCCGCAGCTCGGGCAGGCGGGCAGACGCCGGGCTGTAGCAGGGTCGTCTTCGCTCTTCGGCTTGCGGGGCAGCCTGCGGCGCGGCGGTGGTGGCGGATCGTCGTCGGCGGGCGGCTCCAGCGCCTTCGCGGCCGGCGCGTGCAACAGTACGTCGTCTTCGTCCGGGTCCTCGAAGCCGATGCGCTTCCTGACACCCGGCATCGACACCTTGAGCCCAAGCGGCACGAGCTTGGATATCACCTCGGCCAGCGCCTTGATGTCCTCGCTCTCGGTGATCGGGAAGAGGACGACGGGATACTTGTCACGCGGGCCGTAGTTGAAGTCGACATAGGGGCGGGCAAGATCCCGGTTGATGGTTACGGCGAGCTGGCGCGCATCGGCCCGCGCAATATCGTGGCGGACGTTCTCGTGAACCATCGCCTGCGACAGCGAGGCACCGTCGTCGGTGGACATCGTCTGGCCCAGCACGCCCTTCGATATCTGCTTGTCGAGATATTCCGCCTTAGCGCTGAAGAGGCCGTTGCCGGTGCCGCCCGACACTTCGATGAACTCGATGTCCATTTCTTTCGGAATGATCGCGGCGGCGTCGGTCGAGATCTCGCGCACCGCCTGGAGCAGTATGCGGCGATCGTCATGGCTGGCGCCCCGGCCGAACTTGCCGACGCGCAGCGGCATTCCATAGACCTCAAGAAAGGCCATCCAGTCCTTCAGTGTGTAGCTTTTGAAAAGGAACGCCCAGGCAGCAAGCCGGCCGAGGCCGCTGCGGATCGGCAGGCCGGATTTGAGCTTCGGCCGGTGGATCGAAAACTTGTAGGGTTCCAGATCCACGCCGTTGACATAACCCGGCTCCTTCAGCCGCAGCGTGCGTCCGTCCAACCGGTCGATCAGGAAGTGGCGCGGGTCGCGATGCGCGAAGCGCTCGGGTGCCCACTCACGGCCGGCACGATCCCAGATCGTCTCGACCACGGAATAGCCCTTGCCGAGACCGTCCTGCAGGTCGGTCACATAGTCGTCGACGAAGCCGGGATGGGTGAGCACATTGTCCCGGAGCGCATCGGCGATCTTCTCGTCTTCCTTGTCAGTGGAAGCCGCCACAACGATCGGCTCGATGCCGGTGATGGCGCGCTTGCGCGTGCCAAGCACCGAGCCGTAATGCATGTCGCGCTCCTCCATCTCCTCGGCCAGCGCGAAGAAGCGGTCCGGATAGCCGCGCGCCGCCTGGGCGAGCACCTCGGCCATACCGATCGGGTTGAGGCCGGAGAGCACCGTCTCCGACCAGACCGAACGGACACCGCCCATGGTCGGCGCGGCGATCTCCTGCGTCATCCTGGCGGTCGATACCGGGTTGCCCCACTGGTCGATGATAACAGGCGTCCGCGCCATCACTCGGTCTCCGAAAGCAGTTGGACGATCCAGCGGCATATGCGGGCCGGCGAAGCCCCGCGCTGACCGTCCCAGCGATGTTCGTAGTCAGGTCCGACGCCGCGATAACCGGCGTGGAAACTCACCTGTCCGGTCGGCAGATCGACATAGAGGACGTGGCGGTGCACCGGCTGCGCCGCGTCCTCGCCCCAACCCCAGCCGATAGAGAGCTGGTCGGCATGCTCGACCAGGACGGCGCAGAGATTGCCGATAGCCCATTCCTTCCGGTCATAGGCCGAGCCGCGATAGCGCCGGCCGCGATAGACCTTGGCGCGGGCGGACGATTTCTGCGCCCGGAACAGATTGACAGCTACGCGGCCGGCCGGGCCGAACGGCTCCAGGCGTTCGAACAGGTCTTTCGTCGCCTCGCCATCCGAGCCTTCGTAGACGTCCATCACGCTGGCGAGATCCGGCATCACCAGAGCCCTCCGCTGACCGACGGAATGAAGCCGCCGCCCGAAGGCCGCTCCTCAAACATCTGCGCGCTGTCGGAGGCCTCTTCGCCGGCCTTTTGATAGCCGTACTCTTCGAGGTCGGCGCGGCTGGCGAAGTGGGCTAGCGAGCCTGCAACGGCACTGTCGCCGTGGCGCTCGAAGCCGTCAGCGCCCTTGACCTCGTGATTGTCGGGAACCTTGATGATGCCGTTCACATAGGCGAGCGCCTGGTGGTCGCGCAGGATGTCGTCATCCTTGGGCAGGATGAAACTGCCGTCGCCGACCGCCTCGGTGTAGGCGACGTTGTGCGTCTTGTACCAGGCCTCGGAGAGCTTCACCTCGACAACGGTCGCGCCGTAGCGCTGGGCGGCCTTTTCGGCGAGGTAAGCGCCGTTGCCGGTGGCATCCAGCGCGCCGCCCGAAAGGCGCGGGAGCCGGTCGACGACATAGAACAGGATCTCGCGCTGCTGGTCGAAGGGAATGTTGCGCAGCTCCAGCACGAAACAGGTTCGCCGCACGAGGTCGCGTCCGATCTCGACCGGCAGGATGACGGAGGCGTGGCCCTTGCGCGCAAAATCCTCGCCGAAGACATGGGGGCGGTGCGGGTCGAGCTTCGCCAGCAGCGGCCGCAATTCCTTCTCGCAGAAGTCGCGGGCGTCGGCCGTCCGCACATGGTCGGGCGCGTTCTTGAAGTCGTCATCCTTCGCCCAGCGCACGATCGGGATGCCGGGCCGCATCGCGGCTTCGATCTGCACACGCGTCAGCGCCGCGCCCTCGGCTTCGGAAGGGATCGCGTCCAGCTCCTGCTTCATCTTGGCCGTGCGCACGCCGTAGCTGTCGCGGATCTTCTTCTCCCAGGCGCGCTCGGCTTCCTCCGACCATTCCTCGCCCTTGATGAAACAACGGCGTTTGAAGAGCCCGTTCCTGACCGCGTCGGTGAAGGTGATGGTGTGGATGGAGTAAGGCGGCTTGCCGGTGGCGCGCACCTCGCGGATCAATTCGTTGAACGGGTTGAGATGGCCGTAATGCGTCGAGATGATGCGGACCTTGCCGCCCCAGATCAGCAACGCGTTGACAGCGTCGAGCAGCTCGCGAACATCCTTGTGGAATGCCGCCTCGTCTATGACGACGATGCCCTGCAAGCCGCGGATGTTTTCCGGCCGTGACGACAGCGCCTCGACGCGGAAGCCGGAGGCGAACCGAACACGGTAGGCGGCGATATCGTTGGACGTTCCGTCGCTGCGCTGGTCGACGAAGACAAATTCCTCGATCGACACCAGCTCCTTCGCCACCACGCGGGCGAAGTGAGCGACGTAACCGATGAACTCGCGGCCCTTGTCCTTGGTGTCGCCGATGTAGAAGACGTTGTCGCCGCCTGCCGAACGCTTCGCGGCAGCGATCAGCGTGTCGTCGAGCGCCTCGGCGAAGGTGATGCCGGTGCGGCGGCCCTTTTCCCCCAGCTTCAGGTCACTGGTGTCGGCCACCCATTCGGCCTGATGCTCCATCAGGATGCCATCGGCCAGCGGGTCGAGATCGTCCGGGATCTGCGCGCCGAAGGAGAGGATCTCCGGCAGCTCGGCCGGCAGGCGCGGGATGACCGGCGGCTCGGCCGGCGAAACCTTGTCCGCCTCCTCGCTCATTCCGCCGCCTTCCCGGATTTGTGGCCGGGCAGGCTCTCGCCTTTGGGCTTCGGCCGCACGCCGAGGAACTCACGCCGCAACTGAGCAATGCGCTCGGCGGGAAGACCGGCTTCGCGCGCAACCTTCTCCATGGAGCTGATCGCCTTGTCGGCAGCTTCCTTGTCGCCGTCCTTGCGGTGCGCCTTCGATGTGCGCTGGGCGCTGGCGATCGACTGCATCGCCTTGGCGATCTCCATCAGGCCCTTCGTGTCGATCGTCTTGCCGGTTTCGAGAAGCTCGATAGCGGCGGTTTTGACGAACTGCGAAATCGTAAGCATCAGCGCATCGTCGTCGCCCGGCTCCAGCACGCTGGCCAGAACGTTCGATATCTCCCGCACTTCCTTCAGGCGCAGGAAGGCGCGTCGCTTGCGCAGCGAGTAGCGCGAGAAGGCCGAAGGCGAGATCGGGCCGATACCACGGTCAGCAAGCCGGGAATTGAACTCGGCGCAGATATCCTTGATGTGCCGGCTGTTGCTCTCGATCTCGGCGATAGCCCAGGCAACGTCCGGCTCGGCCTCGGTCGGCAACAGGTCGATGGAAGAAAGGCGGTTGCGCTTGATCGCCATGGATCACGCTTCCGGCGACGGCTTCGCCACTCCCTCGATCACGGAGCGGCGTTCCACATGGTCCAGGCCGGCCCGCGTGATGGTCGCGACCAGGACGGTGCCTGCCTCGCTGTTCTTCACCGCGCCGAGTTCCTGCAGCTTGCGCATCTGCGTGCGCACCCAGTCGCGCGACCGGCGATAGCCGAAAGTGTCGAGCACCTTGGTCAGCGCGATCTCGTTCAGCGTCCCGTCGCCCATCTGCGCCAGCTCCCGCAGCATGACGAGCCGTGCATCGACCTCCAGATATTCCGCATAGTTCATGATGCTTTTCTGCCTCCGGCGCTCATCAGAAATTCCTCGACGCGCCGGCTGGTGCGCGTCGACTGTTCAGTTGCCGACTTGATGGAAGCCATCTCGATCTGGATGTCCTTCAAGGTGAGCTGCAGGTTGTGGACCATCTCCCTGTCGGGCAGGTGCTTGATGTCGTTCTCCAGCGCCTGGATACGGCTTTCGTGCGTATCGAGACGCTTATCCGTCTCCTCAAGCAGGCGGTTCACCAGCGACTTGAACTTCTCCAGATCGGTGGCGTTCTTCTTCGAGCCGGCCGTCAGCAGCGTGACGATCGTCGAGCCGAGGTTGAGGATCGTGGCCGCTGCAAGCAGCCAGGGCATGAGCAGTTGAAGGTCCATCAGGACTTGGCCTTCCAAGTCCGCACCGCGTCGATCGCGCTCTCGCCCAGCGTCTTGATCGTGTGCCCGCCCATGTAGAGCGAGATGAACCATGTGGTCAGCGTCAGCAGAACCGCGACATCGACGCCGTTCACCACGATGCCGAGCGCCGCCAGAACCGGGAAGATCAGGATGTAGAAGATCCAGAACAGCGCCAGCAGATACATCCATCCCCAGCGCCAGCCGCTCTGCCACGGCCCCTCGGCCGTCTCCGCCTGCAGCAGGGCAAACTGGCCGGTCAGCCCCTGCGACCAGAGCTGGATCTTCTCCGGCATGTCCATCTCGACCTCGGCGACGGCATCGTCCAGCTTGGGCGCCGGCACGCTGGGGATGTCCTCGGCCGGCACGCCGAGTTTCTCGGCGACCGAGGTCACCACGCCCTTGGCCAGCTCCTCGCCCTTCGGGCCGAACAGGCCGCCGACCGCACGGCCGACAAGGTCGGCACCGATCTTGGTTGCGGATGCCGCAATGGCGGCGGTGACGACGGCAGTGATGCTCACGTGAAGGCCTCATTAAGTGCGACGATGAAAAAGACGACCGCTATGCCGATTATGATCAGGCCGATTGAGACGCCACGGCATCCGTCAGCGTCCTTACCTCCTGTCGGATGACTGGCGGCGGCAAGCACGGCGACACCTGCGACAGCCGCTCCGCCGACAAGCAGGAGGATCGCCAGCAGCAGGAGGACAATGATCCCGCTCATGTCAGAAGCTCCGAAGCCAGGCGGCGGCGCGGGGCAGACGTCTGGCGATGCGTGCTGCGATCATGTCGCGGTATCGCCACGCCAACCAAGCCAGATAGAGCGCCGCCAGGACGGCCACGCCGAAGCCGATCCAGCTCACCCATTCCGGATCAATGCCGGAGGGCAGCGCGTCCGCCGGGGCGGTCTCCGCGCCGCCCGTCGTGACGGTGCCGCCAGCGGCGACCGCGCCACCGGCCTTGGTGGCTGCGCGCGCGTCCAGCTCGCGCTGCAGTGTCGAAAGCGTCGCACGGCCGATCTTGCCGTCCACGGTCAGATCGTAGCGGCGCTGGAAGTCTTCCACCGGCTCGCGAAGCACCATCCCGTCCAGCATGCCCGGATTGAAGCCGATGGTGCGGAAGCCGTCACGGATGGCGGCGATCTCCTCCGGGGACACGGAAATGACGAAGACGGCATAGCGGACGCCTTCGGCCGGCGCGGGCGTGTCGACGACATTCAAGCCTGCCGGCCACTTGTCGAGGATGATGACGTCGGCCTCCTCGCGCCGCCTGCGCTGCAGGCCGGGCAGCACCTTGCCGCCGCCCTTCACCCACGCCATCAGGCCCGAGCGCACCTTCGCCTCGTCCCCGGCGCGCCACGCCTTGATCCAGCTCGCCCGGTTGATTGCGCCGGTGTTGAAGTCGAACGAGGTCGCACCGTCGAATTCGTGCTGGCGTGCCACGTGTCCGGAGAAGGCCTTGTTGACGCGCGGCTCGTAGTTGCGCGCCAGCGCCTTTCCCAGCAGTTCCGTTGCCTGCTGGCGCGTGATCGTCATACCGGCCTTCGGCACGATGACGCCGCTGGCGGCGGTCAAGCCGGAGCCGATCGTCCAGCGGTCGGCCGGACAGCGATAGGCTTTGAGGACAACGCCCTCATGAGCCTCAAGGAAAGCCTTGCCCTTCGGGGACGTGGTGAGTGTCATGGAAAACCGCCGCTTGAACCGGAGTGGAAATCGGGTTCAAACTGCCGTGGCCAAGCGGTTGCCGAATGCCTGACACTGTCAGGCCGAGGGTCTAGGGACTTATTCGCACCAGGGCGCGCGCCGGCCGGTCCATTCCCTCGCGAGGCCTTCGTCCACGAGCACCGCGCCTACATCGCGGCCGTCGACGGAAACCGTCGCCAGCGTCCGGCCGTAGCGGTCCTTTTTGCGGCCGGTCGTCGGATCGCCGCGATGCACTTCGATCCGGCCGGCGGCGAGCAACTCACCCAGCCGCCGCTTGGCGACCAGGCCGAGCCGCTTTTCTGCATCGCATTGCGCGTGGTGGATCTCGGGCGTGTCGATGTTGGCGATGCGGATACGCTCGCCCTCGATCGCGACGGTGTCGCCGTCGACGAGCAGGAAGGAGGCTATCACCGCGAACAGGATCATGGGTGCCTTCTAGAACAGTTCCTGCTGGCGGTCGTCAACAGGCTTGCGGCGGGGCTTCAGCTTGCCCCCTTCCTTCAGGCGCTTGCGCGCGCGGAAGGCGCTTCGCTCATGCATGCCGGCTGCCGTCGCGGCCGCCGTCGCCGACATGCCGGCTTCCAGCGCCTTGACCAGCCGTTCCTGCTGCTGGCCCTGCCGGGCGAGCGGGATCAGCACGCGCATGCCGGTGTTGGCGACACCGAAGTGCCTGCAGATCTTGCGCGCGGCCGCGATGCCGACCAGTTCCGTCAGCCAGTGCCCCTCGACGGCATTTCGCGGGAAGTAGACCGTGGTGCCGCCATGCGCCCTGACGATCGCCCAGGCGGCCTCCATCCCCGCAGCCTGCGCGATCTCGACCATGACGGCCGGCAGGGATGATTCCTGTTCGTCGTTCACAGCGACCTTCCGATCGTCGTCTGCAGCTCGAGCTGCCGTTCAGTGACGGCGCGCAGCCGCGCCTCCAGTTCGACACGGCGATGACTGTGCCGTGGCAGGCCGAGGATGCGGCCCTGCAGCTCCAGCCTGCGCTGCTGAAGCCGGTCGATCTCCGCCTGCTCGGTCCAGACGAGCAGTGGCAGGGATTTCGGCTCGGCGGCGCGTGGCATGATCATCGGGCCTCGCCAGCCCCTGAAACAGCATCGACCCAGTGGGCGAGCACGGCGCGATCGCGGGCGAGACGCCCTGCCTTTGTCCAGGGTGCGCTCATCGTCCAGCCGCAGGGGCAGACCGCAAGCGCATCGCCGGTCTGCTGGTCGATCTGCATGGACACGACATGGTTGGCGGCGACCGGTGCGCAGGCGTCACAGAAGATGTCGCTGGTGCGGGCCGGCCGAGCACAGGTGGCACAGGAACGCCCTTCCATCAGCGTGCCTTCCTGATGCGGGTGCCGAGCGTGTTCATGACGCCGGCCCATTCCTTTGCCGTCATCCGGTCGATCGGGTTGAATGCGTGATCTTCGACGAAGCCTCGGAAGGTGTGGCCGCTCATGTCGGTCCTGGCGGCCAGGATGTTCCATTGCGCCAGGGCGATCTTGAAGCCGGGCATTCGTTGCCAGGCGGGCATGAGACGCCAGACGGACCAATCCACGCCGGCCTCGCGCGCCATCCAGGCCTTCAGCGCGTCAATGGCCTTGGCGGCGTCCTCCGGGTAGATCAGAAAGCGGGTGTGGTCGATGCCGGTCTGGCGCTTGACGAAGGCTAGCATTGCGCTGTCTTTGCGGTCGCGGACGATGCCGAGGTTCCAGGCCGCGATCCAGAGCGCCTGCAGCTTGGCCGCAAACGGCCCTTCAAGGCCCCTTTTACCGGGCTTGAAACCTTGCCGGCGCAGCTCCTGGACGACGGCGTGCTGCTCGGCCGGCGTCATCTTCCCGGCCGAGTTCTTGCCCGTCACGCGGACGAGCACGGCGCGATAGGTGTCTTCGTCCAGGCCGAGCTGCTTCTTGGCGACGTGGATGGCTGCGATAGCGCTCATTGCCGACCCCACTTCATAGGCTTGTCTGGCGCCGGGGCTGACGGGGTCGGCAACCGGTCCCATGCTCGCCCGATCGAAAACCACGCGGCCGCTACGCCAAAGATCGGGGCGGCAGGAGGATTGGGCATCACGGCGACGATGACCACGATCATGACCGTGTACAGGAGACCCAAAACGACAAGCTGGCGTCGGGTAATCATGCTGGTCCTCCAATCGCCAGCGGCGCGGTGCTGTCTCCGACGCCGTGAGCGAGTGTGACGCTCTCGCCGGCCTGCCATCCCTCGGCAACGGCG